CAACAAGGTCAATTCAAACAATTAAATACAAAAATTTATAAGATTATAAACTTATAATTTTTTAGTTTGGCTCTTTTTAAAAATTTTCGTATAATTAGGTTATAAATTTTAAACAAAAATAAATCATGGATTTAAAACAACTAAAAAACAAATTAACATCCCTACAAACACAGGGTCAAAAAAAAGAAAAAGTAGACTTTTCTAAATTCTTATGGAAGCCAAAAACAGAAGGCAAATTCCAAATCAGAATCGTACCATCAGTCTTAGACAAAAATAATCCATTTAAAGAAGTATTTCTTCATTATGGTATTAGTAAATTTCCTATCTATGCTCTTACAAATTGGGGAGAAAAAGATCCCGTTGTAGAATTTAGTAAACAATTGCGTCAAAGTGATGATAAAGAGAATTGGAAATTAGCTAAAAAAATTGAACCAAAAATGCGAGTTTTTGCTCCTGTAATTGTTAGAGGAGAAGAAGATAAAGGTGTTCGTCTTTGGGAATTTGGAAAAGAAATTTACATGCAATTATTAGGAATCGCTGATGATGAAGATTATGGTGATTATACAGATATTAATGAAGGTAGAGATTTCACACTTGAAACAGTAACAGGTGATGTTGGTGGCCGTCAAGGACTTAAATCTTCTATTCGTATTAAACCTAAAACATCTCCACTTTCTACAAATAAAAAAGATGTTGAAAAATGGTTAGAAGAACAACCTGATATTTTAGAAATACAAAGTTCTTATAAGATGAGTTTTGACAAATTAAAAGAAACTCTTCAAAACTGGTTAAACCCAGAAGAAGCAACTGAGGAAACTTCTGAAGAAACAGAAACATCAGTTGCAGAAGTAGAAGTACCTCAAACAAAACCTGTAACTAAAAAAACAAAAGCAGACAAATTTGATGAATTATTTGCAGAAGAAAAATAAATATGCCTAAAAAATCAATAGCAGAAGCAGTTAATTCTCAATTGAAATCAAAATTCGATCTTAATTCTTTCAAAGAGAAAAAACTTTTAAATGGGAATGTAAAATTTAAAGAACAGCAGTGGATTCCTTTTTCAGAAGCTTTACAAAGAACCTTATCTATCCCTGGGATCCCTATGGGGCATATAAGTATGGTTCGAGGAAAAAGCAATACAGGTAAATCAACAACAGCTATTGAAACCATAGTTAGCGCACAAAAATCAGGAATACTCCCAGTCATCATTATTACAGAAATGAAACATGACTGGGAGCATTTCAAAACTATGGGATTTGAAATGACTGAAGTAAAAGATAAAGACGGGAAAACAATTGATTATGATGGGTTTTTTATTTATAAAGATAGAAGTACATTAAATTCAATTGAAGATATTGCTGTATTTATTGTAGATTTGCTTGATGAACAGAAAAAAGGAAATTTACCATATGATTTATTATTTTGTTGGGACTCAGTAGGTTCTATACCTTGTCAAATGAGTATTGAGCAAGGTAAAAACAACCCTATGTGGAACGCTGGAGCGATAGCTACTCAATTTGGTAATTTTGTAAATCAAAAAATTGTATTATCACGTAAGGAAGAAATGCCTTATACTAATACGTTACTTATTATTAATAAGACAGGAGTTGCACCAGCAGAAGGACCTATGGCTCGCCCTAGGATGACTAATAAAGGGGGAGACACATTTTTTTATGATTCATCCTTAGTTATTACTTATGGAAATATAACCAATTCTGGTACTTCAAAACTTAAAGCAACTAAAGACAAAAAAGATGTGGAGTTTGCTTTAAGAACAAAAGTATCATGTGATAAAAATCACGTAAATGGAATAACAACTAAAGGAACTGTAGTAAGCACAGTTCATGGATTTATAGATGACGATCCTAAAGTAATTGCTAAATATAAAAAAGAACATGCTGATGAATGGATAGGTATTTTAGGTAAAGGAGAATATAAAATAACAGAAGATACTGCGGAGTGGGATGAGAAAAATAATATCGAAGACATAGTTGACTTCGATGAAGAACTTCAACCAAACTAAAAAATGGATAATAAAGATTTATTTAAACTTCTTGATTCTATTCAAGAGGATGATGAAAATATCCCTTTAAAAAACGAAAAACGAACCTTAATTATAGATGGTTTAAATTTGTTTTTAAGAAATTTTGCTGTACTTAACTATATTAACCCACAAGGTCTTCATATAGGTGGTTTAAGTGGATTTTTACGTTCATTAGGTTCATTAATAAAACAACTCCAACCAACCGAAATATATATCGTTTTTGATGGTGTTGGTTCTACTTTAAATAGGAAAAATTTAGTATCTTCATATAAATCAAATAGAAAAAATAAACAGATAAATACTAATATTTTTGATACTTTAGATGATGAAGATAGTGCTAAAACAAATCAAATTGAAAGATTAATCCAATATCTTCAATGTTTACCTGTTAAAATTATATCTTTAGATAAAGTAGAAGCAGATGATATTATCGCGTTTTTAAGTACTGAATTAACTAAAAATCCAATAAATAAAACATATATAGTATCATCTGATAAAGATTTTATACAATTAGTTAATGAGCAAGTTACATTATATGCTGCTATGGAGAAGAAATTTTATACTCCAAAAACAGTTAGAGAAAAGTATAACTTAGAAACATATAATTTTCTTACATATAAATCATTAATGGGTGATAACTCAGATAAAATACCAGGAGTTAAAGGATTAGGTGAAAAAAAATTAAATAAGATGTTTCCCGAATTATCTAATCAACAACATATAACTTTAGAAGATATATATGAAATATGTGAATCAAAATATGATAAACATATAATATACTCTAGAGTTATTTTAGATTTTAAATCAATAAAAAACAACCAAAGAATAATGGATTTGGGAAATCCTATACTTGATGAAAATGAAAAAAATCAAATCAAAAATATAATTAATGAACATGCATATAAATTAGATGTATATTCTTTTTCTAAAATGTACAATCAAGATGGAATAGGTAATGTTATTAAAAATGTAGATTTTTGGTTAAGAGATAACTTTCAAATTATAGATAGATACAATAAAGCAAAAAATAAATAAAAATGACTTTACAATCTCTTGAGAACTATGGTCTGTCTTTTCAGACAAAAGTATTATCGGCTTTACTAACTGATAAACCTTTTTTACAAAATGTTAATGATATTTTAACAGATGATTATTTTAACAATCTTGCACATAAATGGATTATAAATGAAATTTTAAAATATTATAAAAAATTTCACACAAATCCTACAATGGATGTTCTTAAAGTAGAACTTAAAAGAATAGACAACGAAATATTACAACTATCAGTTAAAGAACAACTTAAAGAAGCATATAGATCCTCAGATGAAAGTGATTTAACATATGTAAAAGAAGAATTCACAAACTTTTGCAAAAACCAACAACTTAAAAAAGCATTATTAAACTCAGTTGATTTATTAAAAGCAGGAGATTATGATTCTATTCGACAATTAGTAAATAATGCTTTAAAAGCAGGACAAAATAAAGATGTAGGAATGCATTATGAAAAAGATATAGAATCAAGATATAGAGAGGATAATAGAGAACCAATAGCTTTTCCTTGGCCTACATTTAATAGAATTACACAAGGAGGATATGGTAAAGGTGATTTAGTTCTTATATTTGGTAATCCAAAAGGAGGAAAATCATGGTCTGTAATTGCAATGGCTGCAGAAGCAGCAAGAGCAGGAAGAAACATAATTTATTATTCATTAGAATTAAGTGCTGAATATGTAGGTAAAAGATTTGACGCATATTTCACAGGTATTGCTGTTGATAAGATTGATAAACATAGAAAAGAAGTAGAAGAAGTAATGAGTAAAATACCTGGTAAAATCATTATCAAAAGTTATTCACCAAAACGTGCCTCATTAAGTACTATAGAATCACATTATCACCAATGTCTTGAACAGCATGATTTTAAAGCAGATGCTTTATTTGTTGATTATTTAGATTTGTTAAAAAATCGTTCATCAAGAAAAGAACGAAAAGATGATATAGATGATGTATATACTGACGCTAAAGGATTAGCAAAAGATTTAAGCTTACCAATTATATCACCTTCCCAAGCAAATAGATCAGGCGCTGAAAAAGAAATATTAGAAAGTAGCCATATAGCAGGTTCATTTGATAAGATTATGATCGGGGATATAGTTATATCATTAGCTAGAGGAAGGGTAGATAGATTAAATGGTACTGGAAGATGGCATTTTATGGGAAACAGATATGGTATGGATGGTGTAACTTTTGCAACTAGAATAGACACATCAAATGGTCATATAGAAGTAGACGAAGAAGAATTTGATGTAGAATCAGGCCCAGAAAATCAACCATATAAAAAACCTGGCGAAGTTGTTGATTCTGCAGAAAAAGATTTTTTAAGAAAAAAATTCTTCGAATTAGAAACTATAAAATAAAATATTTATAAAAAAATAAACATATGTTATCAAAAGAATCCGAAATCCTAAGTTCAATTATAATCTATAACAAATACGCAAAATATATTCCTGAACTTCAACGTAGAGAAACATGGGAAGAATTAGTAACAAGAAATAAAAATATGCATTTAACTAAATTTCCCCAATTAAAAAAGGAAATAGAAGAAGCATATCAATATGTTTATGATAAAAAAGTATTACCAAGCATGCGTTCATTACAATTTGCTGGTAAACCAATAGATATTAATAACTCAAGAATATTTAATTGTTCATACTTACCCATAGATGACCATAGAGCATTCAGTGAAATAATGTTTCTTTTACTATCAGGATGTGGAGTAGGATATTCAGTCCAAACTCATCATATAGAAAAACTCCCCGAAATTAGAAAACCATTAAAATCAAAAAGATATTTAGTAGGAGATAGTATTGAAGGATGGTCAGATGCTGTAAGAATGTTAATTAAATCTTATTTTGGTATGATTTCTTATGCTCCTAATTTTGATTTTAGAGATATTAGGCCTAAAGGAGCTCAACTAATTACAGTAGGAGGTAAAGCACCTGGTCCTGAACCTCTTAAAATAGCACTTATACATGTTCAAGCTATTTTAGATAGAAAAAAAGATGGTGAAAAATTAACTTCACTAGAATGTCATGATATTATTTGTCATCTAGCTGATGCTGTATTAAGTGGAGGAATTAGAAGAGCCGCTTTAATTTCTTTATTTAATTTAGATGATGAAGAAATGTTAACTTGTAAATTTGGAGCTTGGTGGGAAACTAACCCACAAAGAGGAAGATCAAACAACTCAGCTGTTCTTTTACGTAATAAAATAGATAAAGAAACATTTTTAGAACTTTGGAAAAAAATTGAAGCATCTAATAGTGGAGAACCAGGATTTATATTTACAAATGATAAAGATGCAGGTACTAATCCATGTGCTGAAATTAATTTAAAAGCTAATCAATTTTGTAATCTTTGTGAAATAAATGCCTCAGATCTTGAATCTCAAGAAGAATACAACGCAAGAGCAAAAGCAGCAGCATTTATAGGTACATTACAAGCATCATATAC